GTACTTTGTCAATGGCGTGCTGAAGGAATTGCACCTCATCAGCGACACGACGAAGGAAAAGGCTGTTGGGGCCTAACTTGATCTAGGGCGCACCAGCGGCCCCTAACAGGGTAGTGGCGCAGCAGTGCGCCCATATCAGGAGCGACGATGAAACATGACTACAGGGGCACCGATGGGGGTGCATCGTGAGCGCCCGCAAGCTTTACAAGGTGGATTGCGAGCGATGGACCGTGCGCGAGGTCACTGGCACCGGCTGGCCGGAAGCCGACAGCGAAGGCACGCAGATTTACGACAACACGCACTTCGTCATCGCTGCCGATGCCTGGGCGAAGCTGGAGCGCGAGGCTACGGCCTACGTTGAACTGGCTGGCAACGCAGTGCGCGAGGCCCGCGAGAAGGTGGCGCAGTACGAACGCAACGCCGCGAATGCGTGCATCGCACTGGAAACGGCGCGGCGCAACAGGCGGGCCGGCACCGATGGGGCTACAGCGTGACCCCGACCCTGAACGACCTGATCACCGGCGCCATCGGGCTGGCCGGCGGCGAAGCGACCGCCAACAGCGGTGGCCTGTGGCACATGGAGGGCGGCCGGCCTTGCCCGCTTGGCTGGGACGACTGTTCGCAGCCGGTGTTTGTGGACCTGGCCAGCGGCGAGCATGACTACGGCGCCCCCGGCGGCCCGGGTCACGATGACTGCCGCCGCCACTGCCACCACGGCATGCAACTTTGTCCCGAGGCCGAGGACGGCACAGATGGGATGCAGACCATGGCTGACCAGCCCTGCCGTGTGCAGCTCAGCCGCGCCAAGGGCTGGCGTATGCCGCCCAACACCGTCAAGGTGGACCGCAGCACGCGCTGGGGCAACCCGTATCGGCTGCACGGCGACGGCTACCTGATGACGCCCGAGGTTGCGGTGGGGATGTTCTCGTCGCTGCTGTCCGGCGGCGAAGGCTGGGTGATGCGCGACCAGCTGACCGACCTGGCCGACGTGCGCCGCGAATTGCGCGGCAAGAACCTGGCGTGCTGGTGTGCGCTGGACCAGCCCTGCCATGCCGACGTTCTGCTGCGCCTGGCCAATCCCGGCACCGCTCCCTTCACCCATCCGGCAGTCTGACCATGGCCCGCACCGTCACCATCATCCAGACACCGCCGCTGCTGGTCGCCCGCGATGACGCGGCTGCAGCGTTGGGCATCAGCAAGGGCACCGTGGAGGCCCTGGTGCGCAACGGCGACTTGCCGCCGCCACGCAAGATCAGCGCCGGCCGCACGGGCTGGCTGTGGCGCGAGCTGGTGGCCTGGGCCGAGGCCCGGCCCGTCAGCACGCTGCCGCCCGGGCCCGGTCGCCAGGCTGAAGACCCCACAGCCGCCTGAGCGACCCCCACCCATCACTTCCGTCCGCGAGGACACAACTGGAGAGCGACATGCCCAACTGGGTGACGAACAAGGTGCTGGCCCCGAGCCATGTGATCCAGGCCATGCTGAACGCTGAAGGCCACGTTGACTTCAACACGGCCTCGCCGTTCCCAGGCCCCCACGGCGACTGGAGCGGCATCTGCATGGATGCCGAGACGGCCGCCAAGGTCGCTTGCGGCATCCAGCTCAACGAGCACCCACTGATCGCCGAGCTGGAGCAGAAGAACCGCCAGGAAAGTGACATTCGCAAGCTGACCGATGAATCCTTCCAGCAGTTCCTGGGCATGCTGGAGAACTACCGCGCCTGCGGCTTCCTGCACCACATGGACTTCGCCCGGGCCGTGTGGGGCACCAAGTGGAACGCCTGCGACCCCAAGGCCGACCCCGACGCGGGCACCTGCCAGTTCGACACTGCCTGGTCGTGCCCGATGGGGTTGCTGGTGAAGGTATCGGAGCGCTTCCCAGAAGACCCCATCACCGTCACCTTTGCCGACGAAGACATCGGCAGCAACTGCGGCACTTTCACGCTGCTGGCCGGCAAGACGGTGGAGCAAGACATCGCTCCCAGCTGGCGCAGCATGGACGATGCAACCAAGGCCAAGTGGCGTACGTTCGCCTACCAAGTCAAGGGCTGGGAGCCCGAGCCCGAAGACGCCGAAGGCTGATCGGCACCCACCATGCCCGCCCGCCCCGGCGTACACAGGCCCTGCCCGCGCTGCAGCCGGGCGGCGCGACAGCCTGGCCAGCGGCACAGCAGCCGGGCCAGCCAGCGGGGCATCACTGGGCCGGCGTGGTGCCGGCGGCGGCCTCGGGGGCCTTGATCTTCTGGGTGACGTTGCCGGTGATGTACGCGCCCACGATGCCCAGGGTGGCCAGCGTGTAGGCGTTGCCGTCGATGCGGCCGGCCCAGGCCAGCAGGAAGGTGCCGGCGCCGCTGATCAGGGCCAGCAGGAATCGCCGGCCGCCGGCGCTGTCGATGAGCGCCCTCACTTCAGCTTCTCCACCAGGTGGGCCACGGCCACGGCGCCCACCGCGATGAACGCGCAGATGGCCGACAGGCGCTGCGCCCACTCGGCCCACTTCTTGACCGAGCCGGTGACGCCGCCCTGCTCCACCTGCTGGCGCACGAGCTCCAGGTCCGTGCGCAGCGCGCGCACATCGTCGTGCGTGGCGTAGTGCTCGAACTTCTGGCTCAGGGCGGCGATGTCGGCTTTGGTGGCCATCTCGGGCATGCCCGCCAGCACCCGGTCCACCTTGGCCTTCAGGTCGCGGGCGTCGGCCCGCATCCACTGCAGGTAGATCGCAACCTGGGCCACATCCTTCACTTCAGCCGGCGCGGCGGATTCTTGGTCGCTCATTTTGCGCGCTAACCTTTCTTGTTCGAACTGTAAGAGCTGACAGGTGAGGCACGCAGCGCGAACAGTGCCGCGATGAGCAGGCCCAGCGCACCCAGGTCAATGTCCAGGCGCGCGGCGCAGATGCCGATGCCGGGCGGCACCTCCCACGGCTGCATCAGGTACAGCACCGCGCACAGCACGGTCTGCAGGGCCGACCACGCGCCGTAGCCGATGGGCCAGGCCAGCCACCACCGCGGCAGGCTGGCCAGGCCGGCCAGGTGCCACACGGCGGCCAGCAGCGCCAGCACCAGCGCGGCGCCCAGCCCCTTGCTGACCATGCCCTGCTGGCCGGCGGGCACCCAGGTCCAGCCGTAGTCGCGCAGCAGGACGACGGCCATCAGACCGGCGGCCAGCGCGTCAGGCCGGTTCAGTCGGGCCACCGCCACCGCCGCCGATGGCAGACGCCTGCACCATGTCTGCCGCCTTGCGGCGGGCCTCGGCGCGGTGGGTGTGCTTGCGCACCACGATCAGCACGGCGACGAAGGCCATGGCCAGCAGCAGCGGGCTGCAGATGAGCAGGATGAAGTGCAGGGTGGACATGGTGCCTTTCGAAGTGGGGCTGGGTGCTAGACCTTGATCAGCTCGGCGGTGACGTGCACGTCCCACCAGTCGGCCGCAACGGCGCCGCTGATGGCGCCATAGAGGCCAATCTCCACCGACGTGCCCCCGGTGACGCTGAAGACGCCGCGCACGGTTTGCGCGGTGCGGGCGGTGTTCATGGGCTTGGCCGGGCCGTAGCTGGTGCTGCCCTGGGTGCAGAACGCCGCGCTGGTGTAGGCGCTGCCCCAGTCGCCCCCGCTGGTGCCCTGGCACTCGTAGGTGATGGTGACGACCAGTTGCCCGTCGGCGCCTGGCGTGAAGGTGTGCGACGCGACGATGCCGCTGCCAGATCCGGTGGGCATCAGCTGATGTTCGTGCGGGTTATTGGCCCGGCAGTCACGGTGAAGTCGAGGACGGTGGTGGCGGCGCCGGCAGCGATGTCGGCAGTGCCGATGAGCAGGTCAGCGCTGGTGACGGTAACGGTGGAAGTTGCGCTGGACGCGCTGACATTGCCCGAGCTGTCGACGTGCCGCACGTAGCGGGTGATGCTGCCGGCGCTGGCCACCGCCTCGGTCCAGTCGGTGGTGGCGCCGCGCCACAGTGGCGGCACGGCGCTGCTGCCCCAGTTGGAATCGGCGCTGCGCACCTCGGTGGCGGCAAAGTCGACGTCGGCATTGCGGGCCCAGGCCCAGCGCACGCGGGCCTTCTGCACGGCGCCGGCAAAGCCGCTGGCTGTGGTTGGAGCCGCGCTCTTGCCCTCCACCACGTGGCTGGTGTACGCCCACGCGCCGCGCGTGCCCACACCGTTGGCGAAGCGCACCCGGGCCACGATGGCCTGGCCGTCGGGCGCGGGGCTGATGTAGGCCTGGGTGGCGTCACCCTGCAGCGGCGGCAGGGCCTGCCAGCTGCTGGCGCCGCTGGCCTGCCATTCCACCTGCACCGCCCCGCCCTGCTGCACGAAGGGGTCGGTGCTGGCCGCCCAGGTGAGGCTGACCCGGCTGATGATGGTGCCGTCTCCCTGGCGCACCAGGTGGCTGGTGCCGCTGGCCGCGGCCAGGCTGGCGGGCGCGGCCGGGCGGGTGTACGGGCTGGGCAGTGCGGTGTCGGGCGCGTCGTCGATGGTGGTGGCCTCGCCGTAGGCCCAGGCGTACACGCTGGCGGCCGTCTCGCGCAGGCTGTACTGCAGCGCACCTTCGGCTGACCAGGTGCGGCTCGACACCTCGAACACCTTGCCGGCGCCCCAGCCGTAGCGGGCCAGCAGCACCAGGGCGGTGTCGGTGGGCGCCAGGTCATACGGCCGCAGGTTGGTAGCCAGCTGCACCGCCACGGCCTGGCGGGCGCGCTCCAGCTCGATCTTGGCCAGGCGCTGGGCGCGGATCGGGTCCATGGCGCCGGGCAGCTGGATGTTGCGCACCACGCGCACACCGCCGTCCTGCGCCTCGTAGGTGCTGTTGGTGACCAGGGGCGCCTGCACCTCGGCCCACTTCTGTGCGGGGTCGCGGTAGGTGGCACGCACGGCGTTGAACAGGGCGCTGCGGCTGGCCCGCGGCTGGATGGTGACGGGGCCGGCCAGATCGTCGTCGGTGATCTCGGCGCCGGCCGCCGGCGTGCGGTAGGCGCCCGGGCGCACCAGCCAGCGGCCCTGCGTCCACACGCAGGTGCCGGCCATGCCGCTCAGCAGGTCTTCCAGCACGTCCAGCGGGGCCTGGTCGGTGGTGAAGCTGCCGTTGAAGGTGTAGCGCGCCTGCGTGGTGCCGCCGCCGTCGATGGCCACGGCTTCGTCGCAGATGTTGGCGCCGGCGTTGATCTCGCTGCTGGGCACCTGGGCCGACGTGGCGCGCAGGCCGAAGGTCTGGTCCTGCAGCCAGTCGGCCACGATGAGCTGGTTGTTCTGCGTCCAGGCGGTGGTGCCGGTGCGCGGGTCCAGCAGTTTCTTGCCGCGCACCACGCAGCTGATGTTGGGCACGCCCACCTGGCCGAACATGTCGGGGTCGTACTCCAGGCGCGCGTACAGGTAGCAGATGCCGACGCCTTTGTGGGCGCTGGTCCACTTGCCGCCGCTTTCGGCCACCAGGTCGGCATCGGCCACCTGGCCGGGGCCGCCCAGGTGCTTGCGAATGCGCACCTTGTTGGCAGCCACGCTGTATTCGTAGCCCACGGTGATGCTGGCCCCCACCGGCAGGCCCGACACGGTGGCGCTGCCGCTGGTGTGCGTGGGGGTGTAGATGTCGCCGCTGCCGCCCTCGCTGGCGGCCAGGGTGGCATCCGTCACCCTGGTGGCGGTGCGCGGCAGGGTGATGGTGCCGCTGCCGTCCACCGTGGCGGTGTGCTGCCCGCGCAGGGTGACAGCCTCACCGAACGGGCCGCTGGTGATCCAGCCGGATGCGTCAGGCTCGGGCAGCAGCGTGTCGTTGAACCACACCTCCTCGATGGCGTCGCACTCGTGCGCGGCCAGGGCGATGACCAGGTGCAAGAACTGGCCCTTGTCGCCGGTGCTCTGGGCGTACACCAGCGGGCCCGACACCTTGTCGCGCCCGTAGATGACGCGGCGCGGCGCAATGGCGCTGCGGATGGTGACCTCGCGGTCTTTCAGGCTGGCGTTGTAGGCGGCGCGGGCCTTGGCGCGGGCTCGCTGCTGCAGGCTACTGCTGATGGCCAGCGTGCCTGTCACTGCGGTCACGGCAGCAATGGTGCCGGCATTGCCGATCAGGAATGCACCGAACGCGGTCTCGCTCGACATGCCGAGCGCAACGATGGCAGTGGTCAACGGATCAATCATGGCCAACCCCCCAGGCGATGGTGGCCAGGGCCATGGGGCCGCTCTCCAGGCCGGTGGGTGCCGGGGCCCACCAGTGCAGGCCGTCCACCACGGCCAGCCACTGGCGGCGGGCGCGGCCGTGGTGTGCAGGCGCCTGCACCAGCACCACGTCGCCACGCTGGGCCAGCGCGGGGGCGCGCAGGCGGGGCAGCACGGCATCGACGGCGCGTGGCAGGCCACGCAGGGCCCGCAGCACCTGGGCGGCCTGCTGGGGGGTGTGCCACTGGGCTGGCAGCACCGCGGCGCCGGTGGTGGCCTGCACGGCGCCGGCGGCAAAGCCGGCACAGTCATGCACGCCCAGGCGGTAGCGGTGGGGGCGCATGGCAGCCAGGTAGGCGGCCAGGCGCTCGGGCCAGTCAGGCAGGCGCTGCAGCGTGGGCTGGGGCATGGGGGGCGTCACTTGCGGAAGAAGCTCTTGTCGGGCCACACCAGGGTGGCCTCGGCCATGTCGGCGGCGTACTGGAAGAAGGCGTCGCCGCTGTCGATGGCGCGCTGGTCCTGGTCGCTGAACAGCTGGCCGGGCGGCTGCTGCCAGGCCAGCATGGCGTGCTCGGCCGTCACGCGGATGACAGGTGCGCCGGGCGTGTCGTCGACGGTGGTCACGTCGAGCGCGCCTTCCCACACGCTGGGGTCCACGCGCGGGGTGGGCGGCTCGGTGCTGTCGTCCAGCAGCATCAGGCGCACGATGGCCTTGCGGCCCTGGATGTGCTCGAAGGCGCCGGCCAGGTTGGCCGATCCCACGGCCGACAGGGTGAAGGTGAGGCCGCGCGCTTCGGTCGCCGTCTCGGTGGTGGGCTCGATGGTGCCGATGCCCTGCGTGGCCAGGTAGGTGTGGCCGCCCCAGTCCACATCGTGCGGGGTGCTGGCCAGGTACTGGGTGCCGGCGTCCAGGTACAGCTCCACGAGCACCAGCTGGGTGACGTGGCTGCGCCGCGCGGTGGCGGTGAAATTGCTGTCGACGCCGCGGCTCATGTGCCTGCCCTCACGCGAAGGCCTCGACGAACTCGACGGACAGCGGCGGCTGCACGCGGCCAGGCTGGCGCGGCAGGCTCAGGCCCGCTTCGGTGCGCACGTAGAGTGCGGTCGGCTTGTCCAGCACCACGGCGCTGCCGCTGCTGGCCGCGGTGCGCAGGATGTGGCGCACCTCCACCGTCATGGCGCCCGCGTCTGTCGCTGTGGCATCGGCCACCACCCGCACCAGCTGGCCGGTGGCCAGGCCCAGCCAGTCGCCAGCATCCAGCGTGGCCGGGCCCGGGTAGCTGGCCGAGCTGCTGCCCGCCACCAGGCGCACGGCATCCACCAGCAGCGTGACGGCGCCGCCACTGCCGCTGTGCTGGTACACGTACACGTTGGCGCTGACGGCGGCCGCAGGGCACGCGCCCGTGACGCTGAGCGCCTGCACGCCGCCCGTGGCCGCGGCCGATGCGAACAGGTCAGCCCCGCCGATGGTGCTGCCGCCGGCGTTCTGCCAGTTGACGTACAGCAGCAGCTGCGTGCTGGCCGTGGCGGCCATGCTGGCGGCCAGGGTGATGGTCTGGCCGGCCAGGTGGGCCACGGGCACGCCGTTCTGCTGGATGCCGTTGCGGTCACTGGACGTGGCGCCCAGCGCGCTGGCGATCAGGCTCTGGCTGTAGGTGCCGTGCGCCACCGCGGTGGTGCTGAGCGATGCACCCAGCGAGCCGACGCTGCCGCCGGTGAAGCGCAACCAGCCGTCGGCCAGGCCGTCGGCGTTGCTGTCGACCTCGAAGCTGCCGCCCAGCACGGCATTGCTGCCGCGGCAGCCGGCCAGCTGCAGGCTGCTGGCGAATTGCGCCGCACTGGCTGCCAGCGTGACGCCGCTGGGGACGATGTTGCCGGCTGGGCGGGGGCGCTTGATGTCGTACAGCCGGGCCCGGTGCTGCCGGCCGGACAGGCGCAGCAGGTAGGCCTCGAGCTGGGCGCGGTCGTCGGTCTCCTGCGCGCCGAAGTCCATCGACCAGCCCCATCGAGCGCCGGGCATGCTGCTGGTCTGCACGTAGCCGCTGAGCGGGCTCTCCAGGCTGCGCTGGGTGTTGTCGATGACGCGCAGTTCAGACGTCTGCGGCACGAAGATGCGGGTGTCGGGCCAGTCGTAGGCGGCCATGGGTCAAGCTCCCTGCAAGGCGCGCACGCCGCGGCGCTGGGCGTCGGCCACGCTGGCGAGCGTGTCGGCCTTGTTGCGTTGAGACCATGCGGCCATCTCGTTGCGCGAGACGCCGCCCCCGTAGTGGTTGGTCTGGTAGATGACGACCGACTGCGCGCCCCCGCCGTAGTTGCGCACGCCGAGCTTGCCGCCGGGGCCGCGCATCAGCGGCATGATGGCCTCGGGCCCGGCCTCGCCCAGCACGCCGGCCGACATGCTGGCGCCGTTGGCGAAGCGGAAGAGGTGCGGGCTGTCGAAGATGCCGCCGGCCGCGAAGGGGATGGGCGCGCTGGCGCTGAAGGCACCGCCGTCAGCGAAGCCGAACAGCTTGGCCAGGCCGCCGAACAGGGTGGTGCCGCCGAAGCTGCTGAACAGGCTCTTGAGCAGGGGCTGCACCACCTGCAGGCGCAGGAACTCGCTGATGATGTAGTCGATGGTGCGGCTGACGTTCAGGCGGCCGTTCTTCAGGCTGTTGACCAGGTCGTCCTCCAGGCTGGCAGCGGCCTGGCCGCTGACCTGGCGGGTGGTGATGCCCACCTGCTGGATGCTCTGCAGGTAGTCGTCGAAGCCCTTGCTGAGGCCGGCCAGGCCGTTGCGCTGTTCATCGGCTTGGGCGGCCTGCAGCCCCTGCACGGCCGCACGTTGCTGCACCAGCAGGGACAGGGTGCGCTCGGCGGCCGAGATCTCGGCATCGGTGGCGGCAGATGCGCGCAGGCGTTCAGCGGTTTGCGCGGCGGTGGCCACCGCTTCGTCCAGCCGGGCCAGCCGCAGTGCATCGAGCTGCTGGGTGGTGAGGCCGTACTCCTTCAGCTGCTGCTGCAGCTGCTCGGTCTGGCGGGCCAGTGCTTCGTTCTCGGCTTGGCGGGCCGACAGGGCCTTCGCATCCAGCTCGCTGAGCGTGGCGGTGATGGTGGCCTGCTTCTGCTGGGCCTCCAGCGTGCGCTGCAACCGCACCAGCCGCTCGACCTCCACGCCACCGGCGGCCTTCTGCGCGGCGGTGTAGCCGATGGTCTTGTCGCCCAGCTCACCCAGCAGCTTGATGCGTTCCTTGTCGCTGTCGGCCAGTTTGTCGCCCAGGTCCAGCTCGGCCTGCACCACGGCGCGCTGCTGCTGCAGCTTCTGCAGGAACTTCTGGAAGGCTTCGTCGCGGCGCTTGGTGGCGGCCAGGGCTTCCTGGTCCAGCGACGGCAGGGGCGCACGCTCGAGCGGCACCTGGCGGGTGTCCTTGAATCGGTCAGACACCACCGGATTGATGGCCTGGGCAGTGGCCTTGAGCTTGTCGTTTGCCGCGGCGGCGGCGGCAGCCAGGTCGGTGTAGCGCTTGCGCCAGTACTCCAGCTGCTTGCCCAGGCTCTCGTTGCCGGGGTTGGCTTTGACCGCCTGCTGGAAGTCCTCGATCATGGCCACGGCATTGGCCACGGCGCCAGAGGCCTCAGCCGCAGCCTTCTGGTCCTTGCTCAGCTGGTCGAAACCGGCATTGCCCTTGATGCGCTCCCACAGGGTGGCCAGGCGGTCGCCGCGCTCGTAGGCGCGCAGGTACTCGTTGCTCAGGTCCAGCAGCGTGGGCAGCAGCTTGCTGGCGATCTGCACGGCCAGGCTCTGCGATGCCAGCTCCAGGCGCTTCAAGTTGTCGTTGAAGTCGCCGGCCTGCTTGGCCGCCTCGTCGGTGAAGCTGACGCCCAGGCGCTTGGCCTGGTCACGCAGCTCGCTGATGCCGGCGGCGCCCTTGTTCAGGATGGGGATGAGATCGGCGCCGCTCTTGCCGAAGATGGCCACGGCGTAGGCGGCCTTGAGCGGGCCGTCCTCGGCCGACTTGAAGCGGTCGGCCACGTCCAGCAGCACCTGGTCGATGGCCCGCAGGTTGCCCTGGCTGTCCTTGGTCTGCACGCCCAGGGCCTTGAGCGCGGCATTGCCCTCGGCCGATGCCTTGCTCAGCTTGCCCAGGCCGGCGGCCAGTGCGTCGATGGGGGTGCCGGCCACCTCGGCGGCGAAGCGGTACTCGCTGAGGCTGCTGGCCGCCACGCCGTACTTCTCGGCCAGGTCGTCCAGGTAGTCCAGCGTGGCGATCGCGGCCTGCCCGCGCGTGAACACGGCGGCCGCCGCCAGCGCGCCGGTGGCTGCCACGCCGAGGGAGGCGGCAGCGCCCTGGGCCGCGCTGAAGACGGCCTGCATGCGGCCGGCCTGTTGCTCGCTGAGCTGCACCGCCCGGTTGAGGCCTTGCTCGAGCCTGGCGAGCTTGGCCTCCAGGTCGATGCTGAGGGTTGCCAATGGCATGGGCGTCAGTCCTGCGGGGTTGGCGGCTGGTCGGCCGGGGTGTCGTTGGCCATGTGGGTCTTGATCGTCAGCAGGTCGTGCAGCAGGCGCTCGACATCACGCACGCCGAGCAGTGCACAGACGATGGGCACGCCGGCCCAGTCGATGGCGTTGTTGCCGTTCTGCAGCCAGTTCCACGCCTTGATGGCGAGCGCGCCCTCGGGCGCCAGGTCGACCTTGTCCAGCACCTCCACGCCCGGCTGCTGGGCGTCGAGGTGCGCGGTCAGTTTCCCCGGGCATCTTCCAGCGCCTGGTAGTGCGCGGTGATCTGCTGCAGGACGGCGGTGGCCACGGCCTGCACCCAGGCGTGGCGGTCAGCCACCACCAGGGCCCACAGCGCGGCGTCGAAGGGAACCACCTCATCGCCACCGATGGCAGCACCCAGCAGGGCCGCCTCGGTGGCGTGGCGCCAGTCGACCACGCAGGCCTGCACCTGGGCCAGGCCCACGCGCAGGGTGGCTTTGCCGTCGGCGCCGTGCACCAGGTAGTCGGCCAGCTCGGCCTCGGCCGGCCGCTGCACCTTCACCTCGATGGGCGTGTCGGGCAGCGGCACCCAGGCGCAGCGCTGGTCCAGCAGCCGCGCGATGAGCTGCTGCGCGGCGCCGGCTGCAGCGCCGGCGCCGTTCAGGCTGCCTGCCATCAGGCCACGCCCTCGATGGCGAAGCCGGTGACGGTGCAGCTGAAGCTGCCGGTGCCGATGGCGCCCTTCTGCACGTCTTCACCCGGCAGGCTGGGCTGGCCGCGGAACACCCGCACGTTGCCGTCCTTCAGCGTGATGCGGAAGACGAGGTAGCCGCTGGCGCGGGCCGTCTTGCGCAGCTTGGTCATGGCGCTGTCGGAGATGGTCATCGCGTTCAGGTTGAACGTGAAGGTCTCCGCCGCCAGCAGGCCCTGGATCTGCTGGGTGATGTCGTCCAGCAGCACGGTGTCGTCCAGCTTGTTGCCTTCACCACCGCCCTTGCTGTAGCTGGTGATGCGGCCCAGCGTGGCCCAGGCGGTGATGGGGACGATGGTGCCGGCGGTGTAGGCCGGGTAGCCGGTGGTGTCGATGTCTTCCAGGCTGAAGTTGTTGGTGGTGACGGTGGTGAGCCGCACAGCCTGGCCTTCCAGCTGGACCATGCCGCCCACGTTCTTCATGTAGCCGATGCTCTTGGCGGACAGGCCGTGCGCGGTGGCGGTGGCCACGCCGGGGTCAGCCTGGCTGAGCGCGCTGACGGTGATGGGGGAGCCTTCGGTGGTGCCGATCTCGACACGGACGCCGCGCCCGACGATGCTGGTCATGGTGTGTTCCTTTCAGGACTGGTTTGCCGGCGCGGCCGGCGGTGGGGGACAGGTGTGTGTGGCAAGGCCACGGTGGAGCAGGTCAGCTCCAGATCTCGACATTCCAGACGCCTGCACGGGCGCCCACATCGGGGTCCAGCGCTTCAGGGTCGGCGGCGGTGGGCCACAGGCCGGCCGCAGCCAGTGCGTCTTCCACCAGGCGGTGCACAGTGGCAGAGGCGGCACGGGTCTCGCCCCAGCTTTCGACCTGGAAGACCTCACGCCGGGCGTGCAGGCTGCCGTCCAGGCCGCGCTCGGGTTCGTCTGCCGTCTGGCGGAAGACGACGAAGGGGAAGGCGTCCTTCTCGGCGCCCATGTCTTGCCGCACGCGCTGGCCCACCAGCGACACCAGCGGGGCGTGTGCCAGCAGGGTGCTGCGCAGTTCGTCGGCAGCGCTCACAGCGGGTCTTTCGGGTTGGTGTTGAGCTTGGCCACCTGCGGGCCCAGCTTGGCCTGGAAGACGGCCAGGGCGCGCTGCAGGGCGCCGACGGCGGGCCGCAGGAAGCTGAAGGGGCGCGAGCGCTTGGTGCCGAACTCGAGGAAGCGCCAGTAGAAGGGGTCGGTGGGCTTGTTGGCGCCACGGGCCGAGCCACGCGCCGGCCGCACGTTGACGAACACGCCCACGTCACCAGCGCGGCGGGATGCCTTGCTGGTGCGCACGGTGATGTTGCTGCGCAGGGTGCCCACCGCCCGCACGCCGCGGCGCACGGCCGAGGCGCCCGAGTAGGTGCTGGTGCGCAGCACGGGCGCGCGGGTGCGGGCCACGTCACGCACCACGCGGGCGCCGGCGGCCAGGGCGTTGCGCAGGGCGCGGCGGCGCAGCTTGTCGGGCAGGCCGCGCAGGGCCTGGCGCAGGTCGTCCAGGCCTTCGATCTTGACGGTGACGCCGTCAGCGGCCATCGCGGACCCCCGAGGTGCACATCAGCTCGAGCGTGATGCCCATGCCGTTGACGTCGATCGGCTCACCGACGATGTCGAACGCCTGGCCGCCGTCGACCACCCGCATGGCGGCGGTGATGCCGGGCAGGAAGCGCAGGCGGTAGCGCACGTCGGCAGGGGTCTGCATCTGCCCGGCGGCGAAGTACTCCCGGCCGCGCAGGGGCGCCTTGCCGGCCCACACGCCGGTGTACAGGTCCTGCCAGGTGGGGATGGGCTCGCCCCGGCCGTTGTCGACATCCACGCGCTGCTGGATGCTGATGCGGCGGGTGAGTTCGCCGGTGGTGACGTGCAAGGTGGCCATGGTGTCAGGCCCACACCCGCACCGGGTCCAGCAGGTTGGACAGGAACGGGGCTTCCTTCAGGCTGCCGTTGGCCACGGCCGCCGGGTTGTCGATCCACCAGGCCACCAGGGCCTTGATGTAGACCTTGACGCACTCGGGCACGCCAGACGCATCAGCAGCGCCGGCGGTGATGTCGATGCGCACGCGGGCGCCGATCACCTTGGTGCCCAGCGTGGGCCAGCTGGTGCCGCTGACGGGTGCCACCACAGTGCTGCCGTTCAGCGGCGCGAACTCGAAGGCGCCGCCAGACAGGCCCACCCAGGCGCTGCCCGACCAGTAGCTGATGGCCACGGCGGTGGCGTCAGCCACGTGCAGGAGGTCGTCCACTTCGGGCCAGTCGAACAGCTCGGCGCGGTGGGTCTGCTCGATGAACAGCCGGCCGGCGATGTGCTCGGCCGACTGCCGGGCCGCAGTGATGAGGCCGGCCAGCTGCGTGTCGAACTCGGTGCCCGAGATGCGCGCGGCGGCTTTCGCCTCGTCGACGGTGACGGGCTCGGTGGCGGGCGGGGTGAGGAGGTGCATGGGTGGCCTCAGAAGGCAGGCAGCACGTAGGGCACGCCGTCGACGCGGGCGCACAGGCGGCCGTCTTCCAGCTGGATGGCGCCGGCGCTGATGGTCTTGCCCGCCCACCAGGCGGCGGCCTTGTCCCAGCGCGCCGCGATGGGCTGCAGGCCTGCGGCCAGGCCCTTGCCTGGGTTGGCGGCCCGCAGGTACCAGCCCATGTGGTCGGTGGCCGGGTTGATGGTGTCCCAGGCGTAGGCGATGACGGCCTGAAACCCCAGCGCACCCATGATCCCGTGCAGCAGGTCGGCCCACCTGATCTGGTCGCCGGCGGGCAGGTAGCCCAGTCCCTCGTGGCCTACCTCGGTGCAATACCAGGGCTTGGCCGGCGCCCCGGCAGCTACTCGGGCGGCTTCCAGCGACTTCAGCTGCTTGGCCACGCGGTAGCTGACGCCGGCGGTGTCGATCCGCTGGTACAGGTCGCTGTACGGGTGGAAGCTGTACCCGTCGACCCACTCGGCGCCACCATCAGCCCAGAACTGCTTGAAGCACGTCTCACCGTCCTGCTTGCCACCGACGCCCTGGCTGCTCGCTTCACCATAGAAGCTGGGCGACAGCACCTGGATGGCGGGCCGGATGGCCTTGACCGTGCTGTAGATGCACGCCAGCCAGCGCACGTATTGGCCATACCGCTGCACGTCACCCACCACGCTGCTGCGCGGGGTGGTGTAGTCGCCCGGCACCACGCTGCCCCAGGTGTCGGTGCTATCGAACCAGTTGCCCACCGGTGCCTGCGACTGGCTGGCCGTGTTGGACATGCGGTAGTTGATCTCGTTGCCGGCCTCGATGGCATCGATCAGGTGGCCCAGCTCGGTGATGACGTAGGTGTAGAGGGCGCGCGTGACTGGGCTGTTGTCGCGCGGGTCGGCCTGCATGGTGGCCGTGAGGTCGCTGGGGGCCGACGGCCAGCCGCGCGTGGTGCCGAAGCCGCTGCTGCGCTTGACGTTCTGATTGCTGGCATAGAACGTGGGCACGTAGCTGCCAGGGCACCAGAGGGTTTTGCAGCCCCGTGCCTTTGCGTCCAGTAGAGCGGCGCGCAGCTTGGCGATGTCGTAGACGCCGGCCACGCGCTCGATCTGCGGCCAGTAGGCACCATCGGCAGTGCCGCCCTGGGGCAGGATGCGGTGCCAGTGCACGGCCTGCATGCCCATGTCGATGGGGTGCGGGCTCAGACCGTCACCGATGCGGAAGTTCTCGCAGGTGAGGCCGCTGAACTTGGCCGGGATGGTGACGTCGGTGGCGTTCAGCTCGATGGCGCCCCGCAGCACAGTGCCGATGCGCGCCAGACGGCCGTTCTGCGTCGATGGCACGCCGCTCGACCAGTCGCTGGCCTGCAGCCCGTGGAACTCGTTACCGCGCGCGCGCACCTCGACCACATCGGGCCGGAGCATGTCGCGCGGATCGGAGCTGATGATCATCAGCCGGCCCCTTGATCGATGGCAACGGAGAGCTGATCCACCGTCAGGTCGTCGTACAGCCACAGCAACGGCGAGCCCGTGGCTGCCGCGCTGCCGCCCGTCACCGGGTACCGGAAGTGGACGACCGTCGACAGGTCGGTCGAGTCGGTGGCCGCCACCGGCGACGGCCAGGTCGCGGTCAGCAGCTCGATGTCGACGGGATCGCGGTTGTAGAAGGAAGCAGCCGCGCCCGTGGCGGCCGTGATCTGCGCGGTTCGGGCCAGACTGGCGGTATCGCTGAATGCGCCAGCAGACGCCAGCGTCCCGTAGGCGTAGCCGGACTGGATCTGCAGGCTGCTGATTGCCGCGCCACTGGCCACCTTGCTGATCAGCGTGGCAACGCGAAGCAGCCGGCTGGCCGACAGGTCCATCGTCAGCATGCGCTTGCCGACGCCGCTGATGCCGCTGCCGCTGCTGTCGATGCCCGCCGCGCTGGCCCCGATGTTGCGCACCGCCAAGCGGCCCGCTGACCCCATGCACCGCACGCGCGTCGTCGTTTCCCAGGCGTACTGCAAGGTGGCCGAGTTGAAGTTGCGCTCGAAGGCCGTGACGTTGACGCCGGCCGTGCCGGGCGCATCGGTCGTCGTGCCGCCGATCACCACGGCCATGCGCTTGGTGCGCGTGCTACCGGTCATCTGCCCGGCCGTGGTGATGTCCAGCCCACCAGCCACGTCGATGGGCGGCAACATCACGCTCATGCGGGTGGTGTAGGCGACGTCGCTGCCGCTGTTCCAGCGTTGCGAGCTGCTGAACCAGTTGGGGCTAATGAGGAACCGCTCGGTCTTGGCGAACGCAATGACACCTTCCACCGTGCGGTACATGGCGCCAGGGGTGAGTCGGTTCGACTCGGCCAGCAGGCGCAGCGCCTCGCGGTTGTACGCCTCGCTGTCCATCCCGGCTGTATAGGAGCGCGCCAAACCCAGGGAAACCAGACGCGACTCTTCGGCACTGGCCAGGTCATAGATGCCCGGCGATGCGCCGTTGTACTGGTGCAGCAGCTGGATGGTCATGGGTCAGGCTCCGGTGGCGCGGCGGGCGCGCTTGGCTGCCGGGCGCGTGGCCGCGGCGGGTTGTTCGGGTTGTGCCGCGGCAGGCTGTTGTGCAGGCGCCTGCACGGCGTCGGCGTAGTCGGCAGCACGGGCCTCCTCGACGAAGTGGCGGGCCACGTCATCGGCGCAGCGCAAGGTGTCACCAGGCGCAAAGCTGCCGAACGCGGCCGAGCTGCCGAACGCCTTGAACTGAATCTGTCGCATCGTGCTTCCCATGCGAAGCGGCCCCGGGTCTGACGCCGGGGCCGCTCGCTCAGGTCATGCCGATCAGGCCGGGGTCAGGTCACCCGCACGGATGGCCGCGGGCACCTCGCTGGCCAGCGCCAGGCGCCGCTCGGCGCGCAGCGTGATCAGGTTCTTGGTGAAGTTGTCGCTGTCGCTGTCCGACATCTCGACGATCACGCCCTCGCGGTTGTAGATCGTGCCGTGCGAGCTGAAGTCACCCACAGCGAACAGGTCAGCCGTCATGCCCACCGAGGTGACCACACGCCGACCGAACAGCACCGGCCGCCCCGCGGCGTCGTAGCTGAACGGCACCACGTTGGCCGAGCCGGTGGTGAAGATGTCGATCTCCACCTGGGCCCAGTCGGCAGGGTTCAGCACGATGGCGTTCGGGCTGTAGCCGGCCGCCTCCAGGTCGCCGATGGCCTTGCGGATCAGCACCAGCTTCTTCACCACCGAGCCCAGGGCCGCGTCGGCGTAGCCGTGCGCGGTGTAGTTGCCGGACGTCATGAAGCCGCTGATGTTGGGCGCAGTGCCATTGCCCACGGCCAGCTGCGTCTCCACGCGCCGGTTGACGCCGTAGCGCATGCGCAGGTCGACGTAGGCGGCCAGGGCCATGTTGTCCATCGCCAGCTGACGGCTGATCTTGATCCAGTGCGCCACCGTCGACACCGGCATGTTGACCAGGGTCCAGGTGAGCGAGGACTCGGCCTTCGCAGCGCCTTCAGCCGCCTCGGCGGCGGAGTTGGTGAAGACGTTCTCCTTCGTGTACTCGATGGCGTTGCTGGTGGTGGGCACCGCGCGGTAGAGCGATTCCAGCGTCAGCGGCTGGAACGCGCCAGGCACCACGCCAGGGCGACGATCGGGCGGCACGGTGGCATCGGCGCCGGTCAAGGTGTTCTTGACCTCGAAGCCGATGCTGCCGAACTTGAGATTGCCAGCCAGGGCGGCCAGCTTGCCGGTGTACTCGGGGCTCTTGGTGAACTGCTGGCCCCAGCTGTCACCGCCGGCGCCATCCTGCCGCGGCGGCGTCAGGCCCTTCTGCTCCAGCGACAGCAGACGGTCGGCCAGCTCGCGCTGCTGGGTGCCCAGGTTGTCCAGCGCGGTCTTGGTGTCGGCGCTCACCTTGCCGAGCGTGCCAAGCTCGCCATCGGCCTTGTCGCTCAGCGACTTCAGCTTGCCTTCCAGGCCGTCCAGGGCCTTCATGATGGGCGTCAGGTCGACCACGCCGGCGGTGGCCAGCAGCAGGCCGGCAGCTTCGGGCGTGGACTGGAACAGCGCCAGGATGGGATCGACGGTGCCGCCAGCAAAGGCGGCAGCTGAGGCCAGGGCGGCCACGGCCAGGATGGCCAGGGTACGGAAGCGGGTCATGGTGGGGTTCCTTTTGGGGGGGGGTGGGTGCGGGGTGCTGCGCTTCAGGCGGCCAGGCGGTTGATGCGCTCGACCAGCTGCTTCATCGGGTCTTCCGGCACGGCTGGATCACCCAGCAGGGCCACGGACTTGATGCGGGCCACCAGCGCGGTGGCGGCCCTCTTGCTGAGCCCGGCTGCATCCCGCAGCAGTTGCTCGATCTCTTGCAGGGTGGCCGCGTCCTCGATCGCGTCGATGACGTCGGCGCCCTTCACGCTGGACAGGTCGATGCGGGCGGCGTCATCGGCCGGGAAGACCACAGGCGACACCTCGACCAGCTTGGACCACTTGCGGATCACGCGGCCGCTCTCGGTCAGCTCGAAGTCGCCCTGCTTCACGAAGCCGCCGATGCTGAGGCCGTCGAGGGTGCCGTGCTTCATGGCAGCGCGGACCGCATCGGCCGCGGCCAGGCCGGGTGTGAACTCGCCTTCGACCATGAGCCCATGGTCATCCTCGACGGCCTTCGTCCACTTGCCGACAGGGATGCTGGCCCAGTCGTGGTTGAAGAACATCTTGGGCAGGCCGTTGTTGCGCAGCGTGCTGGCGAAGGCCCCGCGAACGATGGTGTCGCCGTAGCTGTCCACGCCACCGAACACGCTGGCATAGCCGCTGAAGCGGCCTGCGTCGCCGTCGAGCTTCAGGCTGACGTCACTGAGCGACAGGTGCTTGCGCAGGATCATTGGTGGCTCCGGTGGGTTTGGTCTTGCCCAGCATGTCGATGGGCAACAGGTTCGATTGCGCGGTGAGCATGTCGCCGCCCAGGCCCTTGGCCGGCGGCAGGTTTTCCAGCTGGCGCACTTCGTTGCGGGTGATGTACCCGTTCTGCAGGCCGGTGGCGTAGAACTTGGACCGGGCCTCGGGGTCGGCGCGCAGCAGCGCCTCGAAGCTGACCTCGACGGTCATGCTGGCGCGCTGGGCCGGCGTCATCACGCGCTTGCGCACGGCCTGCTCGATGTTGACCAGCATCGGGCGGATGCTCATCTTGTGCCAGCCGCTGATGATCTGCTCCACGCCGCTGCCCCAGGTGGTGACGTTGCTGTGGTGCGCCAGCACCGGCGGCACGTCGAACCAGCGGCAGATCTCCTCGACGCTGAAGCGGCGGGTCTCCAGCAACTGCTGGTCTTGCGGGGAGAGGCTGAGCTGCTGGTATTTCATGTCGGCCTCCAGCACGTACAGCCTGGCCGTGCTGCCGGCAGCCATCTCGGCAAAGCGGGCCTGCAGGGCCTTGCGCTGCTGGTCGTTCAGCACGCGGTCGAGCATGAGCACGCCGGTGGGCTTTCCGCCGTTGCCGAAGATCTTGGACGCGCTCTGCTGCGCCTTGGCCGCTTCGTCGGTGGTCGGTCGCATGAAGGCCAGCTTGTCCAGGCCGGTGCTGCCGTTGCCCAGGCCCTTGATGACCAGCACGTTCTGCTCGGCCAGCACGGCCACGTCGTTGTCGATGCGGTACTCGTACACCATCGACCCGTCTGGCAGCACGATCGGGCAGGTCTGGTCGTAGGCCATCGGCCACAGGGCAATGGCTTCGCCGGTGCGTTCGTCGCGGTCGATGCGGGCATAGCCGGCGCCGCGCAGGTCGTGGCTCATCACCAGCGCCCGCCAGAACTCCATGGGCGTCATGCGTGGGTTAGGGTTGTCGTGCAGCAGTGCATACAGCCGCGACAGCCTGGCCAGTTCCTTCTGCCCATCGGGGCGCAGCATGTAGGTGAAGAACGGAAGGCTGCTGATGACGTTGGACCGCCGCTCGATGCAACTCCACACGGTGCTGATCTGCAGGGCCGCGTCAGTGCCGATGCGGCTGGCGTCCGGCACCAGGTCCTGGCCGGGCAGCGGCAGCTGCTCCCCCGACGCATCACGCAGCGCAGTGCCGCCGAACCAACCGCGGACGGTGGACAGAAACCCCATCAGGCCACCACCGGAGAGTTGAGGAAGTCGTCGAGCGCTTCTTCCATGGGTTGCTTGGCCGCGCTGGCATAGGCCATCACCGCCGCCACCACCAGGTCGATGCGCGCCTTGGCCTTCGCCTTGTTGAGCTTGCGGTTGCCCGCCGGGTCGCTGTCGGTCACGGCGTTGGCGGCGCACCAGGTGAGCACGGGGTGGCCGTTGTGGGCCACGGTGCGGTTGAGGATGGCGGTCTCGAACTCGTCGAGTGCCGGCGACATGTCCTTGAAGCCCTGCCCGAACTCGACCAGCTCGGGCAGCGTGATTCCATCGTCGGCCGCCTGCTGCTTGAAGTCGGCCAGGCGCCAGCGGTCGGCGGCGATGCCCTGCACGTCGAAGTCGGCGCAGATCTGCGCCACGCGCTGCAGCACGGCGCGCTTGCTGATGGCAGCACCCGGCGTGGTCTCCAGGTAGCCACCGCGCACCCAGGTCACGTAGTCGACGCGGTCACGGTCACTGCGCTGGCGCAGGCTGTCCGCGCTGTCGCCGGCCGGCAGCCAGCACCACGGCAGGATGTGCCAGGGCTCGCCCGGCTCTGCGGGCTCGACCAGCAGCACGAACGCGGTCAGGTCGGTGGTGCTGGACAGGTCCAGGCCACCCCAGGCACGTCGCCCGCGCAGCTGGGCGGCGGTGAACGGGCGCTGGCACGGGTCCCACACCGCCGCACTCAGCCAGGGCGCCTCGGCGGCCGTCCACTGGCAGAAGTTCAGGCGGCGGACGATGGCTTCCTTGGCCGGCATGCCGCGGGCCTCGGTCACCTGCTCGCGCAGGTACTGCAGGCCTGGCAGGTTGCGGTGTTGCAGGCTTGGGTTGGCCTTCGGCCAGCAGCGCTCATCGGTCAGCGGATCGTCGCCCTCGTCCACGCCGCAGATGAAGGCGAAGAAGGCATCGTCCAGGCGCTTGCCGGCAGCCACCTCGGCGCCGTAGTCGTGGTAGATGCCGCAGGGCGTCGACTTGCCGGCGCCGCTGTTCGTGATCATGAAGATCAGCGCCTGGCGGCGGCTCTTGGTGCCGGCGCGCAGCATCTCGACGACCTGGGCCGTCTTGTGCTCGTGCACCTCATCCAGCAGCGCCACGTGCGGCCGGGGGCCGCTGGCGCCGTCGTCGGCACTGATGGGCCGGAACCAGCTGCCGGTCTGGCGGTAGCCCAGGTTCCAGACGTTCTCGCCGCTGCCGCTGGGGATCAGCCGCGCCTGCAGCTCGGGGCTGTGCTGCCACATGGCCACGGCATCGCGGAACAGGATCATGGCCTGGTCGCGCTTGGTGGCCGCGGCGTACACCTCGGCCCGGGCTTCGCCGTCGGCGGTGAGGCCGTACATGCCCACACCGGCGGCCAGCGGGCTCTTGCCGCTGCCCTTCGCGGTCTCCACGTAGGCGACGCGGAAGCGGCGCAGCCAGCCGCCGGCCTGTGGGTCGAAGCGCTGCCAGCCGTAGATGCTGCCGACGACGAAGGCCTGCCAGTCGTCCAGCAGGAAGGGCTTGCCCTCGTAGGCCCCGCCGTTCAGGCACAGGGTCTCTTCGAAGAAGGCGATGGCCCAGGTGGCAGCTTCGAGGTTCCAGCGCAGGCCCTTGGCGGCAGCCTCGTTCAGGTCGCGCAGATGGCGGGCACACGCGTCGCGCACGTGCGGGCCGGCGATGATCTCTCCCACCAGCACGCGGTGGGCGTACTGCGTGGCGCGGTCGACCACGACCGGCTTGCGCGCGGCGCGCTTGCGGGCGGGCTTCGTGGGTGCGGCGACGGTCACTTGAAGAAGCGGGCGCTGCCCGCCTGCTGCTGCTCGTTGCCGAACAGGACGCCCTGCGGGTCGATCATCACCTTGCTGCGGCTGACGGGGTCCATGCCGAACCGACCCATCAGCACCTCGGCGCGCTTGCCGCAGGCCTGCTGCGCCACCAGCCACTGGTCCAGCATCTGGCTGCCCTTGTGGCTGTACGTCACCATCTTGTCGCCGCGCGTCTCGCGGGCCAGGCGGTAGTCGGCCACCGCGTCGCACAGCATCTCGAAGGCGACCACATCCGCCTCGGTCAGCACCTGGATCCGGCGCAGCATCGGCGCCAGCTCGTTCCAGACCGAGGCCGACCGCTCGCTGAGGTGCGCCGGCGGCGTCAGGTCGTTCAGCAGTTGCGGCTCGGGCTCGTTGCCGTTGGAGCGGTCGGCGCGGGCGGTCCCGGTCACCAGCTTCAGGGCGCTGGGCGTGCGTGGCCTGCTCATGCCGATAGCCCCCCCCTGCCGTTTTGACATCCTGCAAACGGAGG